GATAGTTGGAGATTCTTTTGTCGAAGCTTACGCTGGGTTTGTTCTTCTCCGCTTGGCTGGTAGAGAAGTTCATTGGGATCTAGCCCCCATCGTTCGAACCTTCTCCTTATGAGGCCACGGCTAACGGTTTTGTCAGCAGCCAACTGTCGTTGCGACTTTGATTTACGGAACTCTGCGATGAACTCATCGCGGTTTTCGTGCCACAAAATAGTGTCCTCCGGTTTCGACGCCCAGCGGGTCCGGTATGGTCGCCTACTAATAATCTTCTAGGTAGAAAGGAAATGATGAGGTTTTTATGTTTGTTTGCTGGAGCTTTTAGCGCAATGTCTATAGTGTTATTGCCTCCCTCGCACGCACATATAGTGAACGATAAGAAGTGCAAAGAGTCAGCGTCAATCGTTATTGCTGGCTTATCGCCGTGGAACAAAACGGCTAGCAGATGGCGGTCAGAGTTCGTTGCTTGCAAGAAGAATGCCAAGGCCCATAACACAAAACATTTGTGCAAGCGAGGCAAGAGAACTATAACCGGGTATGTGACAGTGAAGGGAATAAAGGCGAGCAAATCCCAGAGAAAGATCCTCACGAGAGGACTTAGAGTAGGCAGAAAAATGATGATGCCAAGAAGGGTTCTCGTTGCTTATGTGGCTGCTGCAACACAAGAAAGCACTGTAACGAATAAGCCTTACGGTCACGGCACAAGCGTAGGGCACCTTCAGCTAATAGATGTCCACGGTTCCGTCACGTGGCGCATGAGGGTTGAGAACAGTGCCGGATGGTTCTTTCGTGGAGCGAGCATGATAATTCACAGTCAAGGAGTAATGACGCCCGGAAAAATTGCCGACACGGTTCAGGCACCCAAAAGGAAAGGCTTATACAATAAGTGGGTTCCAGAAGCAAACATGACAGTGAAAAGATTTCTCGGTAACTGTGACGTGTAGCTGGTAACTTATAGATGGGGGTAACAGTTGGACAACACAGAACAAGACCCACGGATTGCCGTGATTCAGAACGAGATCAAGCACCTGCGTGATAGGAACGTAAGGATCGATGATTCTATTTCTTCTCAAGGTAAAATGGTTGCCAGAAACTCAGAGAACATTAGCCGCATTTCCTCCGACAACCTTCTAATAAAAAAAGAACTTGAGCAGTCAAGGGAAGAGTTGCGCAGAGGCTTTCAGAGCCAGAAAGACTATCTTGATGCGCTCATCACAAATAAGATGAAAGTTAGAGACACACCGATAGACGAGTACCACGATAAAGAGCGAAGAAAAACAAACGCAACTCTCGCTGGCCTTGGCGCTCTTCTACTTGTTGTGTCTACTTCTGATGGCAGTGTTATAGATCTTATTGGTAGGTTTCTATTATAGGGGGAATATATGTTCGGTGTAATGCTTGAAAGCAGAGATGGATCTGAAACAAGAATGGTCCACCCGGCTTGGAATCGTGACGGTACTTGGGCTAATAGAAAACGAGCCGAAGCTTTCTCGAAATCATTGCGAGTCATGGGAAGACGCTCATGGGTTGAGGCTCTCCCAGCGGTACGAGAATGGGTGACTCTTGTAAAGGAAAGCGATGGGTCTGGTTGGCGAGAAGCAAAAAAATGGGGTCGCAAAGAATTCTTCAAGGTTGAATCGATTCAGGTAAGGAACGAGTTTCGTAGAAAAGGGAAAGAATCAAAGTCTCGTACTAAGCTCAATAACCAGAACACGGATAACATAATTATCAATACGTGGTTGTCTGGAGACCTTGACTTCAATCGAGATCTTATGGTTGCTCTTGCTAAGACAGCTAGAGGAATTGGAAGAAGCCTGTTCGTTACTTTCGGGTTTCGTACTCGCAAAGAACAAGAACTTTTATACCAGAAGTATCTGAATGGAACTGGTAATCTCGCAGCTAAGCCGGGGACATCAAATCATGAGAGTGGTAACGCTGCTGATGTTGTTGATGCCAAGACCGGAGAGAGCCTAGCTGACCTTAGCGGTGCGAGGTCTGAGGCTGCTAAGCATGGGATTGTGTTTCCTGTGAATGGCGAACCTTGGCATGCCGAGCTGGGATAATAATGAGTGTTATAGCTTGGTCTGGGAGCAGTGTTTCAACTGAGATATCTAAGATCGATAATCACCTTGAGTGGTCAATGCTTTGTGAGGGAACAAAGACTCAGGTGAGAACAATGAAGCCTCTTGTTCACCGGGTAGGTATGAAGAACGATAAGCTTGTTATGCTCAATCACGGAACTTCGTTTGTTCCTTTTGTTATACAAAACGCTGAAAGGAAGCTTCTTGCGGATCTCACGATAGGAGACATTGAAGCGGAGGGTTTCAGTGATCTAACTTCTTTCAAGGAGTTCTGGATTATGAAGAATGATACGAAGCATTTTTCTCCACATGAAAGGGTGTATGTGACTACTCTGTTCAGGTTCCATCCAGATGATGACAGGTGTGTTGATGCAATGAGGCGTCTCGCGCTTCAAGTTTACCCGCTTAGCGTTCGATGAATAGGCGCATCGATGAGTACAATGCAAGAAGAAAGATATCTAAGGACAGAAGCTCTGAGAGAAGGAAGAGGGCTAGGTCTGTAGCGAAAGAGTTCAAAGATAAAACAGCAGAAGAGGGAAGGTGCAGAAACCCAAAGTGCCACAGAACTTCTAGGTATAACAAGCTGTCTTCGCATCATATCGTTCATAGATCACAGTTCAGTCCCTATGATCCTGAGCGGGATAGTGTTGCAAACTGTATGCCGCTGTGCTTTCCATGTCATTCGCTGTATCACCAAGGGAAGCTTGAAACAAGAAGGTCTTGGCTGTCCAATGAAGAGGTTTTATTTGTTATAGAACGTAAGGGCAGGGACTGGCTCGATAGAATATACCCACCATGAGCGATAGGTCTGACAAAAATGAGTACGACATCGACCCTGACACGGGGATTCCAAAGCGTATTTCTGCTGCAGAACGAAGAAAGCGACTGGCAGAATCATCTAAGAAAAATAGTGGCAAGAGAAATGCCGGTAAACGCGCCGCGCCGCGTAAGAGTTCGAATAAAAGTGTTGAACGCGCTGATGTTGCGCAGGGAAAAAACGCTAGGCTCGTAGATAAAGAAGAAGAGTTAGGATCATCATTCAAAGTATTCTTTGGTGATTTACCGGGCGGCGGGCAGATAGCTCTAACGTCACCGGGAGAGATCGATTTCTTCAACAAAATGAAAGATCGGTACATTGATGCGTATGCGTTTACGCAACCGAACGATCTTACCCGCTTAGCGCAGCTCCTTGTATGCGAGCTTGAAGCTAATAGGATGATGCAGAGGTTGTCTGGTCATATACCGACGTTCGATGATAACGGTGATCTCATAGGTTTGAGGACTGTATCTGAAGAAGAGCGATCAACAATCCTTGATCAGTTGCCGAAGCTTCAGGTTGAGATACGAAAAATAGAATCAGCTCTCAAGCTTGATAAGAAAACAAGAGAGGGAGATGGCGGCGGCGATATACGTGCGTATATGGAGAGCTTGAAGAAAGCTGCTATCCAGCATGGCGTTCACCTATCAGAGCGTTATGTAGCTTACGATAATTTTGTGAACGAGGTTCGTTGGAGAATGCGTGTGCTGCGTGACGCAGACAAAGAGGATCGCAAATATCATGATGTTGAGAACCCAGACGCTCTTGTGAAGTGGATGGAAGCTGAGCTTGAGAAGCTCGAAGAGGTTGATAAAGAGTTCGCTAATAATAAGCAGTCGTTGTGGGTGGCAAAGGGGATACCATGAGTTGTTTCAGGTGCCGTGACCCGTTATCTGATAACACAAGAGGAGCGTTTGTTGTAGCTGGTAGCAGCAGTAAGAGGTTTTGTATGAGCTGCTGGAAGTTCTGGTGTGTTATTCAGGATGATGCTTGGAGAAAATTCATAGACGGGGAATCAGATAAAAAAGAAGAGTAGTACGTTGGGGGATGGCGACAATGATGATAGTCCAATGTTCGGCCCTGAAGGCTTCGAAGGACACATAGAGTACGCTGATTGGCGGTTCGACGACGCTGACTTGTTGCTCATAGCTATGTTGAAAGACCCCGTTCTTGCCCCCGAGTTTTGCTGGTCTAATCCGAACAACACAGAATACGGTGGGTGTTATCGTGTACGCGATTACCAGTACAAGTTCAACAGAGAAGACGATCATTACGCAATCTTTGCTTGTGCCAGATCTGTTGGTAAAACAGAGCGAGAAAAAATATGGGCATTCAACTACTACTTTAGGCGAGCCAAGCAAGACCTATTTATCACAGCGCCACAGCTCATACATCTTCTTCCATTGGCTGACGCGATTGAATCAGTCATCGAGGGATGCCGACTTCTCAGGGAGTGTCTCGACAGATCGAGGCAAGGCAAGACTGGTTTCGGTCATAACCCATTCAGTGTGGACTACGCTGACGGAACAAAAATAGTAGCACGCATACCGAACCTTGACGGTAAGGGCGTGAAGGGCATTCACTCTCCAGAGCTTATCGTTGAAGAGGGACAGGATTATCCTGATGCCGGGTACTTGGAAGTTCACGAAACGGTTATGAAAGAAGTCGAAGATTTCAAGTATCACATATACGGCGTGCATAGGGGATCTCAGGGCGGCGGCTTCGCTCAGCGTGCTCAGGGGTCAGACTTCACGTTGCATAAGTTGACTGCTATACAACGACCCGGATGGGGAGTCGAAGAGAAGTCTGCTGCGATTGCTGCGTACGGAGGAACATCTAGCCCCGACTATCGCCGTAACATACTGGGAGAGCCCGGATCAGCGTCTAGCCCTATCTTTGTAGTCGCAAGATTGATGGCGTGTATAGATCAGAACAGGTCTTCTGAATACAACACTAGGGATTATGTTGCTCAGACTCTCAGGTGGGAGGATGTGAAGGACTCTGGGTTGAGTCTTTCTGATGTTGTTGATCTTCCCCCGAAGCGTAATGGTTTTTGTGTTGCCGGTGTAGATATTGGTTTGACTAATTCGCCGACTGTGTGTTCCGTGTTTCAGGAGATTCGTCATGGTCGTGGAAAGCGCCTTGCTTTGATGCGTAGGTATACGCTTGAGCGTTTTACCAGTCCTCAGATACGAGAGTTTGTTCGTGTTCTATATGGGTGGAATACTTCTATTCATGGGATTGGGTTGGATATTACTGGTCTTGGGTTCCCTATTTTTCAGGAGCTTACAGAGGGTGAGGTTCCTCCGCCGAATGGTCTTGTTGAAGCTGTTCGTGGTTGGAAGTTCAATGAGAAGATTGTTGTCGGTCACGACACTGACCATAACGGTAAGCGTGTTGATGTGAAGATGGCTGTCATTGAGGCTACGACTAGGTATCTGCGGCAGTGGGTTGACTCTGGGTATCTTCTTCTTCCGTTTGACAGGGAAGTAACTAGCGATCTTCTTGCTGAGCACACGCAGAGAGTGTCGTCTGTTGCGAGGCTGTCTGGTAATAGAAAGCCGAATGCTTTCCATATTCTTGATTCGTTTCGTATGGCTGCGCTTGTAGCACAGGATGATGTAGTAACACCACAGGAGATACAGCATGGACCAGTCTTTGACATCGCGTTCGATCCCGGCAGATCAGGTTACGGCTATTGAGGGTTTCGTTGATAAGGCTAGGTACGACGCTTCTGTTGCTATGGAGTTTCGTATAACAGGGTTTGATCTGTCTTTGAGCGTTACTCAGAGGGAGGCTGTCATGGTGGAGCAGATGATTGAGGCTGTGAATCTTTCTGCACAGCTTGAGGAAAGGCTTGTTGGTTTGATGGCTATTCAGCAGTTGTTGAATAAGGATTGGGATCAGATTGAGGCTGAAGCTCTCGATAATTATGCGAAGAGGTATACGGATAAGAAAGGAAAGCTTGCTGATCCAATAAAGAATCATCATACCTTGTGGCTATTGAAGGGCGAGGTTGATAATACTTGCGAGATACTGAAGAGGGTTATTGATCGGTTGACGAGCATGCAGTGGGTTGCTAGGTCTGCGTCGTCGGCATCTCAGGGGATGATGTAAAGCGAACATTATTCTAGGTAACGCTTAGACAAAGCGGTTTTATGGCTGAAGAAAACCAAGTAATCATAAATCAAACAGATCTTCCTGATGAGCAGATCAAGAACGTGGTGTTCGAAAGATACCACGAGATTGCGTCATCGTGGAATACTTCTATGGGCGGTTATTCGCCTAGGCAAAGTAACCCTGCTGGCCTGTTCGTGCGCCAAGACTATCGTCGTCCGGGCAACGTAATAGAAGAGATGGAGCTGGCTATGCGGCTCGTCGATGAGGACGACGACGTATCAAGCACCATAGGGATGATGAGCAGCGTAGCGTTCAATGGGATGCGGAACCTGCACGAAGACCAGTCAACTCTTGAGAAGTTCAATGCAGCAGCCATGCATACGAACCTTGATCAGAGGCTAAGAGAATTATACGAAGCCCTGTTGATTACGAACAACGTGTACGTGCTGAAGGTTTATCAGAACAAGGAAGTGCCGACGTTTAGATCAGGTAGGAACCCACAGGTTGTAATGCCTACTATGACCTTCTTGAACCCATTGTCTGTCAGGGTTGCGTCAAACGGTACACTCGGAGAGCCTGTACTTGTTCATAACGTTGACGACACGACTGCTGAAATCCTTGATGGCCTGAAGGGCTCGTCGTCAGAAAGATTGTCTGCTGCAGCTAAGAACGAGCTGCGAAAAATAAACCCGATAGCTGATTCGTTGTATCTTTTCCCGTTCAATCAGAACGCTCTAACGCAAGACGATGGTTTGCTGAGCGGTGTTGATAATGGCTGGGTTATGAATCCACGTATGGTTAGTAGGTATACGTTGCTTGCTCGTCCGTGGCAATCAAAGTACGCGCCTGTTTATATGAAGAGGATCTTTGGTCTTGCTGAAGCTAAGCGATTGCTCAACACGATGGACTGGACGCTTCTCAACGGCGGCATCAACTACCTTATTGTAGCTAAGAAAGGATCAGACCAGCAACCTGCTCATCAGGCAGAGATAGATAACATGACTGGCGTTATTCGCCGTGCTGCTCGAACGGGCATTATCGTTGGTGATCACAGGATTGATATCGAGCTGATCATGCCAAACATGGATAACTTGTTGTCTCCTGATAAGCGTGGTCTTCTTGGCAGGAAGATATCTAAGGCATTGCTTCGTCTTCCAGATTTTGATTTCGGGAGAATAGAGGGGGGCGGAACGCCAGAAGCTGAGATTGTTTCTACGAATATGATGAGCGATAGGCGTCTGATAAAACGGCAGATAGAGCGTGATGTTTATCAGGAGATAGCTCTTCGTAATCCGAAAGAGTTTGTTCGTGGTGTTCCTTCTATGTGGTTCCCTCCTGTGATGATTGCTGGTAATCACTTCTTCACAGACTTTGTTTTGAAGCTTCGTGATCGCGGAGATATCCCTCGTAGCTGGGCTATTGATGCTGCCGGGTTCAAGGCTGATGCTGCTCTTGCTGAGCGTAGGCGTGAGATTGATAACGGCTTTGATGACGTTATGCAGGCGCAGCAGGTTCCTAATAGTGGTGATGTTTCTGGTAGCAACGGCAGGCCACGCACGGAGGACCAGAGCGATGACGGTCAGCCGTAGCACTTCAAGGAGGTTCTCTGATGAAGAGAAAGAGTTGTTCTCAACAGAGTATGATCATTCTGGAAGCAGAAGAGCTGTTATCCTGAGCATACTAACCAAAGAGATACAGCATCTTGGGCTGATGTCAGAATATGATTTGAGCACCAGAAAGGAAGTAGTAAATGTCTAAGCTAGAGAAAACATCCGCAGGCAGGTATCAGAACATTAGCCCTATTCAGGTGAGCATCCTGAAGGAGCGGCAAGGGGAAATGAAAAGTAAGTCTATCCCTCCCGGTCGCGTTGTAGATATGACTGATGATGAGATTCAGGCAAGTAAAGATTCTCACATACGCAGAGAAGACAATCCCTTCGACCGTGGCATGATGAAAGAAATTCCAGAGGGTGAGTCTGAGCACCCGGAGAAGATCGATCTTGGTCGTCATATTTCAAAGACAGAGGCTGAGCGGTTGTTTCTTGATGTCGATTACCGAGAGGTAAAGAAATCAGTGAAGCAGGTTATGGATAAGGCTGGCATTACGAAGCTTCGCCGATTGGTGATGATGATGGAAGAAGACGGAAAGATTGTTTCTGACAGGGCTACAAAGCTTGGCAACATCATTGATGATCAGGAAGATAACGTTGAGAAGGAGATGGCTAAGAGGGAGAGGAAGTTCGGGTTGTAATGTCGATTGATCCACAGGACGTACGAATAATGACGCCGCAGATTAGGCGTTCCCTTGAGCCCGGTGTTGCCTCTGGCGATTCCATATACACAGATGATGACATCAAGTTCTTTGCAGCAGACGCAGTGAGTCTTCTGATTCTGTGTGGCGGCATTGATTTTCCGTACAGTCTTGTTGTTGCCAGCGCTGATGTGAATAACTATCCCGTGGAGTATAAGACGAACCCTGCATTACCAATCGAGGTTCAAGCTTTAGTTTCTCTTCAGGCGTCTATTCAACAGACTCTTCATGAGTTGAATACTAATTTGAAGATGAGCGAGACCATTCAAGATGAGGGGTCTAAGTGGGATTACAAGAAGAGTGTCGCGCTTCTGAAAGATAAGCTGAAAGCGATGATATCTGACAGGGACAAAATTATGGATCAGATCAATAGGTCTCAGGCTATTGGCATTTCTTTTATCAATATACTTGAGACAAGAAACGAAGAGCTTGACCGTGCTGTAGAGTCATACTGGTATGCCTAACGTTCCTGATATTGAAGGATTCAGGGAAGCTCAGCGTCGGCTTGTCTTGAACCTTGGAAACGATGTTACGTTCTATTTTCCAAGAGAGCTTCATTATGCTTCTGCTGTTTACGTTGACCCAGAATCAGGCGAGGCGCTTGACCCTCTTGTTTCTCCGTCTGCCATTACAATACCTCCGTCTGTAACAGTAAAGGCAACGGTTGTAAATAGCTTCCCTGCTGGTGAGGAACAAGCTGTTGCAAAGCGGGCTGGCATAGTTGACAACTCTCGTGTTTGGCTTAGGATTCCAGAGGAAACGTACCCGTCTGCAATCATATCTGCTAGAGCTTTCGAGGTTCACAGCGCCAATTATCGTATTGAAAGAATGACGTTCGAGGGCATAGCGTCAGCGGTAGATAGGCTTTATGTTGAAGGCGAGCTGGTTGGGGATATTAGTTCTGAGCTTTCAGCACCTGTTCCATCTGGGGCTGTTGTTCGGTTCACGCCAGACCTGACGGAGAAGTTCGTAGCTGCTAGCGGGCAGACGGCATTCAATGTTTCAGCCCCTTATGTTGCTGGTTCTGTATCCGTGTTTCTTGATGGAATGCTGCTTGCTGAAGGGGCGTCGTTTGACTACACGGAGGGCGGCGGAACGTTGCTTACTCTCTTGTTTACCGCTATGGCTGGGCAGGTAGTGATCATCAAATACATACCGCTGTAGTCGTACCTTATAGTCGAACCACTAACACCCCTCACCATAGGAGAAACGAATGCCACAGACTCGCATTGATACTTATCAGATTGAACCGGGCACAGAGGGATATATCCTCACGGTTCAGTCTGGAGTTGCAACATGGGCTGCTAACACGCACCCAACATCTGTTGGCTCTGGAGATCTTGTTTACAACGAGGTTCCGGGCGGAACAGTCAACGGATCTAACACTGCTTTCACGCTTGCTAATACGCCTGCGGATGACGCAACTGTTCGGTTGTACCTTGATGGCCTTCGAATAAAAGAAGGCGCTGGCAACGATTTCACTGTCAGCGGTTCAGCAATCACCATGCTGTACGCACCACTAACTGGACAGAACTTCCTTGCTGATTACTTGCTGCCGTAATCACTAGGTGCTCAGAGTGCGGGGGGCTTTTGCTCCCCCGCTCTACTCGGCTTGGTTGAGGTTTGAATGGCTAGGACACGGATAGACACAACGCAGCTAGAGCCTGCCGCATCTGGTAGCATCATCGCTGTTGATTCTTCTGGCGAGGCTTCTTGGCAAGCTTCCGGGGCTGCGAGCGGAGACTATCTTAGGTATGACGGCTCAGAATACGTTCCCAGAACCGTTGATTTGTCGTGCGCGTTTCGGCGTTCATGGATTGGGGTTTGACGTATGGCTGACAATTATCTAATGCTCGCGCAAGGGCAATTGCCTACTAGCGTTGGTTCGATATACGCAAACAGCAGCGGGTCTAGCGTTATCATCAGAAAAATATCTCTTTCGAATACGAGCGGTTCTGACGCTACGGCGAAGCTGCATTACGTTCAAAGCGCTGGCTCACCGTCTAACTCTAACGTTATTCTTCCAACAAGAACATTGAGCAGTGGCGATAACACTGAGGGTGGAGCTATCGTCGTTGAAGACGGCGAATCGATACAAGGCGTTAGCGGCACTGCCTCTGCTATTTCGTACACTATCTGGGGATTGCAGATTGTATGAGTTGGTTGACGACGAACAGTCAAGGCGAACTAAAAGTTATAGATACCGGCGCTGATCAGATAGCGTTGAATGATCTGACTGACGCAACAATCACATCGCCTGTTGACGGCCAAACAGTGACCTATAATAGCGGCACGGGAATGTGGGTAAATAAGGTGCCGCCACAAGTGCTGATTCACACTACAGGAGACTTTATTACCACCGTAAGGGTGCCTACGAAGGTGCCGTTTGCTGCCGCACAGACTGACACAGATAGTATGTGGGATTCAGGGAATCAGAGAATAAAGTTTCCTACTGCTGGAACTTATATTGTTGGGTTTCACATACAGTCTGCTGAACCAGTAGTAAACATTGATATTGGCGGCGATCTAGTAACAAACGCCGGAGTTCTGCTTCAGGATTACCGCGATCAGGGCGGTGGCGCTGGGGCTTGGACGGATAAGTTTATTGGCGGCACTACGGTATTTACTTTCGCTCAGAATGATTTTATGGAATGTCAAGTATATTGGGATCACGGCGGGGCTGGAACCCATGCTTGGCGTGGCGGGTCTGCTGGCGGTGCGGGGAACAAGCAGTGTCAAA